GCACCACTAAATTCATGCAAATCTTCACGTGTATCACCGTCAGCTTTCAACTCTTTGTAATGAGCAAAAAGAGTTTGCAATAATTTTTTAGGATTATCACTTGGTGTGTTCACGGCACTTAGAACAAACTCATCATCAAAAGATTCTGGTTTGAGTAATAGACAATGGATAAGTTTACCTTCCACCATGTTTTTATCTTCTGTGTCATCTCTTTGACCAAGAACATAGTGGCTGTAAAATAAAGCAGGGCTAAACAATAACTTGTTCAATCCTGAATAGGATAGCAGAAAAGGTTTTGAGAAGAATTGTTCTTCTTTTTGCATGCGTTCTGCAAACGCTACATCTGATGAAAATTTTAACGCCATTTTTTAATATTTACAATTTTCCATATCTCTTGCAAAATATCTTCCTAAAATGTTTCCATTATACGTGTTTCCTTTTAGCACATCATTTTTAACTTGATGTGAAAGCTCACAGTAATTCAGATACTTTTTAGTACAGCATATTTCCAAGATTTCTCTTTTGAAATTTTCAGCACCAAGTCTAGCAACATCTGTTTTTAAATCTACAGAAGAACCATAATAGCTCATCCAGTCAGATTCTTTAACAACTTGTTTGAATACTTTTCTTGTGCCTGTTTCTACTTTCTCTCTTTTGGAGATTTTAGTCTTACGCTTATGGTACAGACTCTTTTGGCCAATGTAAAACTTACCAGTTTTTAGGTTTGTTATCTTGTAAATAAACCCTACAATTTCCTCATGATTTGGGAAATCTTCTACTTTTAATATCTTCTTTTTTAAAGAAGGGAAGTACCAATTTGTCATAAATTAAAATATAAGATAACAAAAATAAACAAGTAAAATCAGATAATAAAATTAATCATCTGCTAATTGCAGTTGTGAGTATTTGTCAATAGCATTATTCAGCTTAGGAACAAACTCATAAATTGCTTTTTTTACACCATGCACTTTGACAATGTCAGCAATGTCTTTTTCCAAGGGCAAATAACAAAAGGGAATTCCATATTTTTCTTCATATGCTTTCATAGCTTTAATACCAGCTTCATCACTGTCAAAAACAGTAACTATTGATTGGTATGTATCTTTGAACTCATAAATAACATCTTCATGCAATATGCTATTTTCACTATCAGGTGCAACAACATCTACATTTAGATTCATACTTCTGATTGCCATGCAATCTTTTAGTGAAGATGCTATGATTAGTATAGGTTTGTTTTGCAATTGCTCATAACCTTGAATATAATCACAGATTTTTATAAACTTCCTTTCTTTGTTTTTGGGTTGGTATATTTTGTAAAGAATCCCTTCCTTTGTAAAGTAACCATAGATATGCTTACTAACTACTGAAAACTCATTCTCTACGTTTTTGTCATGCGATACTTTTTGCATAACATATCTGTCAATAGGTACAACATTATATTGTTGCAACAAATGACTGCTTATGTTATACTCAGACCAAAACTCAGCATCATTCTTGGTCCATCCCCTGGTTTTGCATTTGTCAACTTTCCACTTAGAATGTTCTATAATTTTTGTTTCACAAATTTTGCCAGTCTTTAAATAATCTGAATAGTCCTTAATGATTCTCTGAGAAGCTTCATAAAATGAAACACTCCAGATGTGCATCATTAAGTCTACAGGTCCTCCACTTTTACCAGTAGAAAAACACTTATACTTATAAGAATTTGACTCTGTATTGTAATAGATATACATTGAAGGCGTCTTGTCATTTATATTGAAAAGACTGTTTATTCTAATGCTTTGACCTGACAACTTTTGAGATAGACCAAGATAGTTTTCAAAGATCCAGTTTGATGGAATCTCATTTACGTCATTTATAAAAAACTTTGATGAAAACATATCTTGCAAAATTAAAAAAAAAGGTGGGTTTTTAGGCCCACCCTTTTATTATACAAACAGAAATGAACAGAAACTTATGGTAAGTTTAAAGTTGCTGGAGCAACACCACCTTCAGGAAATGCTGTAGATGGAATAGCTGTACCTACATTGAACATGTCATTTGCAGGAGTAGTTGTCTGTCCTCCAAATTCAGTTACACTTTGAGCAGGCTCATCTACTTTTACAATGATGTGCTTGTCAGCTTCGTAAGGCAACAAGTTTACAGAGTTACCTTCAGCGTCTTCCATTGCAGAGTAAGGGAATAATTTACCTTCTTGCTTAGGGAAGAACAAACGGTAGTTAGCTCTGTCATAACCTTCAGTAAAGTATTCTTGACCACCAACAGTAAACATAGCCCATAGTTCTGGTTGAACAATAAACTTGCGTACTGCGTCAATGTACTCTTCAATGGTTGCAGCTTGGATACCATCACCTGCGTTCATTGCATCAAACACGTTAAGTTGCTTTGCCACATTGTTAATCCAACGGAACATTTGCTCATCACGTGTGATTTCTTTTCCTTGATAAGTGTAATCACTAAAAGGATAACGACCTGAACGTACATTGCCAATCTGGCCTTTGTAGTTTCCAAGAGAAGGATTCATCTTGTCAATAGGCAAACCTACAAACTCTCCACCACGCTCTTGACCTTCAAGAGTCAATACAATAAAGTATGCTTCTTTCTTGTAAGCTGGTGCATCAAGCTTGATGTCTACTACACGACAAAGGTGTGTTCCTGGGTTGATAATTTTAGGTACGTTGCTACCTGCGTTTGGATTGAAATTACTTGATTTAAACATAATAATTGATTTTAATTGTTTTTGTTACTGTTTTGGTTTTAAAAATTAATCTACAAATACTTGGTCCCATGACGTTGTTACAGAACCATCTTCATTTACTTCTGAAATTGTGATTTCAGCATTACGCAAATGTTCAGGACGAGCACCACAAGCAATCTCATCTGTTGTTTTAAAACTTAAGATGTTCTTATTGCCTTTGCGATACAAGTAACCAATTGCGTCTGAGTTTGAAGTTGTAATACGCTTAAGCTTTCCTGTTAAGTCAAGATCTAACGCATTAAACTCTGCACCATTCTTTTCCAGAAGAGTGTCTTTGATGTGACCTACAAGGATGACGTGTGGAGCTAATGACTTGATGTAGTCAACAATTTTCTCAAAAGCTTGACGTAACCAAGGATAGCCAGCACCATTGGGCATGTTCAAAATAGAACCATACTCAAGTTTACCTTTGGTATACCAAGATTTACCCATTGCACTTTTAGAGTATAACTCTTCTGCGTAAGGGATGCACATTTCTTCCAAAGCTGTGATAGTATCTACAGCAATGTACTTGTAAGGTTTACCTGCAGCGATGACAGCTTGTCCAATCTTAGCAATATCAGCAACGCTGTTTGCTTTAATCTTTAATGCGTCTACGTAGTCAGTACCATTTTCTAAGTCAATGATCAAACAGTTTTCCAACTGAGCAAGCAAAGTAGTTTTTCCTACTTTAGGCTTACTAAATATGATCATGTTCTTTGGACTCTTGTTTGTTGCTTTCACAATTTTTGTGGGAAGCACCAACTCATTTGTTGTTTCTGCCATTTTTGTTATTTGTTTTTAGAGATTAATTGGTTTAACCATTTTTTGTTAGACATTGGCACATTTTGAATCATGCAATACAAGTCGCGTATTGTCAATGATGTATAGTGATTGTCTTCTTTTTCTGCAAAAGTCTCGTCAAAAGACTGCTCATCAAAAGGATCAGCTACATTGTCAAACAAGTTTGAATTGAAAACACCAACAGGTGCTTGCTTAGCAGTACCAAGATTTGGTACAATTGCTGTAACATCACTCTTGTTTACAAGTTCTAAGTCACTTAGCCTTACAGCAAAAGTAGAAGTAGGTAATTTGTCAGATGGAACCTCAACATATTTTTCAGGTTCACTTTTCCAGTGTGGGTTGTGCTTTAACTTATACAAAGTCCTGTGATTAGGTGTAAAATAATACTGATCCCAATCAAAAAGCTCTGTATAGTAGTCATTTCCACTACTAAGTTCGCTAGGAAAGAATCTTACACATGCTTCTCGCGTGCCATCAGTGCTGAACTCTTTGCCTAAATAGCAAAGTTTTGCACCAAAAGTAGGATTGTCAACGTTTAGATCTTTAAATAGCGGTTGCCAAAAAGATTTGTACTCGGCAGTGATCTCTGAGATGTGCCTTTTAGGTTTGTCATTTGCGTTACTCATTGCGTTTGCGTTTTAAATTAAATTATGTGGTTTTTTTAGGTTTTTGTCTTGGTGCAGGTACTTCTTCAAGACCCATGATTGAGTAGTTTGCATAATACCACTGAACACTTACATTACCAAAGCGATTCTTTAGTACATGCAATGCTAAGTAATTTTCCATAGAAGGTTCAATTATGTACTGATTTGGTCCATAAGAACTAATGTTATACTTAGCAGGTCTGTTCATTGCAATCATCACATCTGCACATTGCAATAATGAATCTGAACCAAACACATCAGCTTCTGTAGGATAGTTGGATAACTTACCTGGAATCTGGCGTTCAGCATTATCAATATCACGGTTCAATTGTGTAAGGACAATAAAGATAATAGGATACCTATTCTTTAACATTGTCATCATTGTGGCCAGTTTCTCTAAAGTTTGTTGCTTACTTGTTTCAGAAGCACCTTGCTTTATTAAAAGAGTGTGGTCTAATGTTACTACAAATGGTTTTTTAGTCTCATGATAGAACTTCTCAATAATCTCCTGCATTTGTGCGACATTGGTTGCAGTATCTACTACATACTCTTGTCTATCAATTTGTTTTGCAGCATACTCAGCCAGTTTTTTAAAATCACTTTCTGACAATGGAGGTAATCCATCATCTGTTGCAGATTGAATGTATCTGACGTTGAGGTTAGAAGCATTTGACAATTCTCTAATTGCCATATTTCTACCAAGCATCTCAAATTGAAAATGTAAAACAGAAAAGTCTTGATCAGGATTAAGCCTTTGCAATTCTCTAGTTACAGATGATGCAAATAGTGTTTTACCAACACCAGGTCGTGCACCAACCACATAGAGAGATTGCCATTCTATACCATTAAGACCAATTTTATTGAAACCACTCCATTGAGTTTTGAGTGATTTAGCACTTCCTGACTTGCGTTGATCCAAGTAGTTAATGCCTTCTGCCATAAGATCACCATAACGCTTCCAGTATTTGTTTTGTGGAGGATGGTTGGCAGGTTTTGAAACAGGACTTGTAAAAGGAACTGTTGGTGAGGTTGGTTTAGGCACGTCACCAGTGCCTTCATCTACTGCGGGACTTCCCCCAGTAAATGGACTTTTTGAATTAAACATGTACGTTGCGTTAGCGTTTACGATAGAGTTACAAACTTACTAAAAAATATCTTAAATTGCAAAATTACCAGTTGATATTTTTACCATTATTTTCAGAAATATGCACATTTATCTTGTTAAAGATGTCGTTGCAATTCCACTCTTGCTGCTTTTGATATGCAGCTGAAGCAGGATGACTTGCTACTAACTTAATGTGTCTGTCATCAATCATTTCTGAATACTCTTCTGCTTTTTTTCCTAAGAAAACCCAGATCAATTGTTTATCCATGCTGTTAATCATGTCAAACAAATAAGCTGTGAATGGTTCCCATATGCTAAAGTGCTTTCCTATCTTACCAACCTCTGTTGTGAGAGAAGTGTTTAGCATCAACAATCCTTGGTTAGCCCATGGTGTTAAATCTGCTGACAAATCTTTTGGTAAAACCTTGTCATCGTAAACTGTTTTTGATACAGCATTGTGTATGTAACGCAAAGAAGCTTCCTTTTTCATTGTGTTTCCACAACTGAATGAGATGCCGTCTGCTACTCCAAATTGTGGGTAAGGGTCTTGTCCTACAAAAATTACTTGCAGAGACTCTAAAGGACACTCTTGAAATGCTCTAAAGACCTGTTTAAGAGGAGGCGTAAAACGCTTGTCATCTTCAACCTGCTCTTTTAAAGCAATCAAAATTTTATCAAAGTCTTCTGATAGTATGAATCCCTTTAGAACATTGTGCCAACCTGATTCTTTCAATGAATCATAGAGTTTGGTCTTGATATCTTTCAAATCTATTGAAACTTTTTCTGCCATTTTTTTGCTTAATTTAAAATTAATTGTTTATTTTTGTTGAAATTAAACTACAAGACATGTCTGAAGTAAATCAAACCAACCAAGATGAATCAACTTCAAAAGTTGAAGTTATCATGCCAAGTGCAATTGTAGACATTAAGATGAGTACAGGGTACTATCAGAAAGTCCAAGCAATTGTAGCTTTCTTAGTTAAGGGTAAGACCAACGAAGAAATGCAAAGTGCTCACACTCAAATTAAAGAACAGAATATCACAGAAGATTGGGTAAACCACTATGAAACTATTCTAATTCTTTGCAGAGAGTTTGAAACAAGAGCTGGAGAGCAAGGATTTATCCAAGCTGTTACTCTTGATGAAGCCAAAAAATTAATGGGGGAAGCTGAAGATTAATACAAGTTGCAACCTAACATGTGTCCTACTTCAATGCAGGACTCAATAGCTGCAGATATTTCTTCTTTAGAGCATTCACCAAAGCTTTTTAACTGCTTATCAGACGAGCGGGTTCCTGTTATAACAAACAGACCCGCTTTTCTTTTGATCTCATCTTTCATTTCTTCAAATGTGTGACCAGTATAAGCAGCTAATTCTCTAATCAAAGCATGGACTTTAGCTAATTGTCCAGCAGTTTTGTCAACATTGTTTGTCATCTGAAGATAAACTTCAATGTTTGAATCTTCTTTCAATGACATTGTGAAGAGTTTCAACTTGGCCGCCTCTGCATCAGAAGCGGGCACAAGTTTTCCATCTTTTTTTACGTAGTGTACAATAATGTTATGCATAATTTAACAAAAAGGATCTGTGTAAACAATCTTCTCAGAGTCTAAATCTCTAAGTGCATCCTGGACCCAGTCTTCATCAATAGTTCCCGCATAAACAAGAACATGTATGATTGCTTTTTGGTCAGGACTAAGACGCAACAAACGTCCAATACGTTGACTACTCTTTCTTTCATTAGAATAAGAGTGCAGTATAATTCCATACTTAAGGTTAGGAATGTTTACACCCTCATTTAATTGCTGAACGCAAGTCAGTTCTTCAATTTCACCTTCTTTAAAAGCTTGCAAAGCTTTCTCACTCATAGAGTTCTTACTGTGGTAACTATGTACAGAGATTCTGTCAGCTTGTTCTGTTGTATTACAGAAGACAATACACTTGTCATCCATCATATTCAATAGCTGCCTTGCGTACTTTTCCTTAGAAGCAAATTGCATCAAGGCTTGCATGCGCATGATTCTAAAAATCTTTTGCTGCGTCCCGTTCAAAGCAGAATCAATTCTACCACACCAGTAATCATAGTTCTGAGATTCAGAAGTCATAAAGAAGCCACCTTTTTTGGTAGACACTTTATGAGTTTTTGCAGTGCTTAAAGGTATTTTGTGAACTATAATCTTATAGTCATTTAGAATTTTATCTTCAACTGCATCATCTGTAATGTAAGTGTACACTATTGGACAATACTTTTTAACCATTTCACCTTTCTCAGAATTTTTGTAACGTGGTGGTGTACCACTTAATCCAAGAATCTTGCCTCCATATGTAGACAGGTAATAGTCATGCGTATAAAGAAGACTATGACACTCATCTAAATAGACGACATCATAATCTCTAGACTTTTTACTTAAGGACAAGTAAGTTGTAAAGTCAATGTGATCCAACAAGTATTCAAGCCCAAACTTTTTAGCATCATCTTTCCAGCTTTCAAAGATTGAAACTTTAGGAGCTACTACCAGAAATCTGGTTTTCATATTTGGAAACTCTCTTTCCATGTGGCGTAGACCAATTAAGGTCTTACCTACACCCATAGAAATACCAAGGCCGCACCTGTAATGTTTTTCAGATGCAGCCAGGGCCTCTTGTTGAATCAACTCTCTTTTAGTTAATTCAATAGAGTCACTCATAATTTTTAGTTTTTGGAAGGCTTAGCTCGTGGAGTTTGACGCGGTTTGCGTGGAGCTTCAGTTGGTTGTTTGTCTTCTTTTGCTTTTACAGGAGTGGCAACCTTGCTCATTTCAACAGGTTGATCTGCGCTCTGCATTGTTTTTCCTTTGTCTTGACCACCTACAACGCGATCTTTGTCTACCCAGTAGATACCAAGTAATTTTTCATTTAACCAACGCTTAAGTGCATTTGGTTTGTTTGGAGACCAAAGCATTAAACCTTTTTCATTTTGTGCATCTTCTTGTGTGTTAGCACCAATGATGTAATAACCAATGAATTTTTTCATCTTTTTTTTTGTTTTTAAAATCTAGTTTGTGATAAATTAAGTTCTTTAGCTTGCGCAGGGTGTTCTTCTACCCACTGGTGACATGACATACAAAGAGGTATCCAGGTTTGCATATCTAAATAATACCTACCACGTCCTTTTGTATGATGAACAGTCAGATTTTGTCCCATTGTATTCAAACAACCAGGTAATTTTGCGCGACATGTTGCGTTGTGAGGTTGATCCAAAAACTCTTTTCTCAGCTTTGAGTAGAGTTGATCTAAAGGTTTCTTTTTATCAGAAGACAGTTTTAAAATTCCAGTCTTCTTAGGAAATTTTACAGGGCTTTGTTTTTGCCAGCAATCTTTGCAGAACTTTTGACCCTCATGGTTTTTCCAAATAACCTTTTCTTCTCCACAAGCAGAGCATGGTTTTAGTTTTGGTTGAATCATACTTTCGCTTTACACTTATGTTTCTAAGTTGTCGTAGTCAATGTATTCATCATCATAAAGTTTTTCTTCAGGAAGTACATCTGTTAAATCTTCTATGTATTCATCTTCTTCAATTATGGATTCTTCATCAAAAAACTCCTCTTCTTTTTCAGAACCACTGCCGTATTTTAAAACACTCAGTGCAAAAGGATCATTAACTTCTTCACCATAATTGTATGCAACATACATGTTCAACTCTTCATCTGTCATTCTCAAATATTGCTCTATTGAGATTTCTATACATTTACCGTTTGGTAATTGATATAGCATTTGAGTATCAGAATTTAAAATCTGACTACTAAAATAGTACTTTTCTCAGAACATTGACAACGTAAAGATACTAAAAATAAATTTATTGTGTACTATATTGCTATAATTTTTTACAAATCAGCACTACTGACGTATGAATTTACAAATTGATCAAAAGACATGTGAAATTTATCATGCATGTCTGTTGCAGATTGAATTGTAATATTCTGTTTTACTGTGTCAAGAGTTATGAGAAGATTAATATCAGCATAAAGCTGTGTTCCAATTCCATATCCTGTGTCTTGTTTCCAACATTCTAGAGGAATCATTCTGCAGAATACCATTTTGGATAAATAATCAGCATCATCCCATCTTTTTTTCTGACTCAATGCTTCAAATACCTCACTAACTAAAGTGTGTGCTGTATCATGGGTGTATAGATAAGTTCTACCATACGGACCTACAATCTCTACTTGCCCACTGCTTTTATTAATTTGCATCTGTGAAGTTTTAATTTCCAAATTTAACTCCTACTTCAAACCAAAGTATTGATATAAACACTTTATGTTTAAAGTCAGAAGTAAGTGAGAGCTTTTCATGGCTCACACCTACTCCAAACTTTTTAGAGTTAAAGTCAATAAAGAATTTTATTGTCATTAGTTACCTGTTGAGCCAAATCCTCCATCACCACGTTCTGTAGATGACAATTCATTTGTTTCCTCAAATTCAATTGATGGATAAGGCATGATTAATAATTGTGCAATCTTATCACCTACTTTGTACTTTACATCTGCATAGTAGCGTGAGTTAAAAGTTGCTTGAATTTCTCCACGATAACCTGAGTCAATAACACCTACAGAGTTGCTGAGGTATTGCTCATATTTGCGGATTGAACTGCGAGGAAATATAAGACCAACATGACCTTCTGGAATTTCAATAGCGATTCCAGTTCCATAAGTCACTTGCTCTTTGTCAAAGCTAATAACACTTGTGGCAACAAGATCTAAACCTGCATCACCTGCTTTAGCGTATGATGGGATTACAGCATCTTTGTGCAAACGTTTGATTTTGACTTTCATAGTTTTTGTTGTTTAATCTTCTGTTTTGATTTCTTTTGTAACACATTGGCAGTTACCTCCACATTCACATGTATTTTTTGATTCTTCTGGTAATCGTTCTTCAGCGTATTCTTTGAAGCCACTGACAACCCATTCACTATGCCAACCTGTGCCAACAAGTAAACCATTAATTGCTTCAAAAATATCATCTAATCCTGAATCCCAAGGAAGTTCAGCTGTCAGAGTTCTACCGTGATTTTTCACAGTAATCATCATAGGTTCTGGTGCTTTATACATTTGATTATTTTTTAAATAAGTCTTCTACAAGTTTGATTCTTTCCTCATCTGTCATTGGAGTAGGAACAATGTAGTCCTCTTTTGTGAGTTTACATTCCTCACAGATTTGCCAAAGTTCTTCAATTGTCTTGCAAATTTCATTACCATCTTTGTCATGAGCCAAAAGACCTCTTTCAGGATCTCTTTCATAAAGAAACCAGCTAATCCAGTCTTCACCTTGTTCACCATAGTATGATTTTAAAAGAATTGTAATTGCTTTGGCGTACCCGTCAGTAACATTTGTAATGTCAATTTTAGGATACAGCATGTTTACTGTTTCTTCATTTTCTACTATTTGAGCAATTAATGTTTCAAAGGTATCTAGCCTCATTCTGACAAATTTAGTTTACAATATTACAAAAAAAGACAAATACCAACAAAAAAAAGGATTTAAAATGCGTTTATAGCATTCTAAACCCTTGATTTTGTGATATTTTCACATTTTAGTCAAATACGTATGAAACAGTATTGTTGAATGGATTAAACTCAACTTGGTTTGTTTTATAGTATGTGCCAGGTAAAAGCATGATGGTGGCATGCTCTTCATGTGTAATAACTGATTGTTCTTTAACAAGCAGCTTTATTGTCTGATTACCCATATCAACATATTCAATGGGACTTTTGCTATTTATAGCATGAGTGTTTGCGCCTTCTCCTGTTGCCAAGACAACGCGCTTTGCAGTTTTTGTTTCCATTTTACAATTTTGATTCTGGTAATACACTTTTCTTTTCAAATCTTTCGCATTCACCTTGCATCCAGATTGGATCATAGTCATAAGGAAAATCCCACCATCCACTTTTAACAGCATGTTCTGCACCTTTTGGATGAGCTGATTTGTTCTTCTTATAATATGCCCAATACATTGCACAGTGAACATGCGCAGAATTTACAAATGAGTTACTTCTTGAGTGAACACAGTTGTGACAATTTGTTTTTGATAAACTCATGATTGTGCTTTTAGAAGTTTAAGATACATGTCCTTTTCAATATGATAAGGACGTGTTAATTCTTTTGAATCAGGACCTGCTTTGGCAATAATAATATCACCTTGACGGTACAATGCTTCAGGATTGGAAATGTTTAGTTGAAAAGTCCAAGCAATCGCTTTGATTGCATCATTGTCTTCACCAACAAACCTTGGAACATAAATCCAATACTCACGCCCAGTTGTCGTACACCAACAACGTACTGCATAAATATCAGCATTAGCTCTGCGCCAATCTGATTTTTCTTCAGGAAACAACTTATCACCCTTGATTTTGTATAATTCATACTTGTCATGAATGATTTTTACGTCCATGCTGTTGTCACTTTCATTCCATACAGCATTGTTAAATACAATTGTTTCTTCCGCTACAAGAGTAGGTTCAAGTTCTTGAAACATCTTTTCAATACCAATAGCTTTAAAGTAAAGCCTGCGTACTTCAAGATTTTCTTGAGCAAATCCATCTTGTGCGGTTGCAACTTTGACATCTTTCCATACTGAAGCACAGTGATCACCAAAGTCTTTCATTGAATCAAACCTGATTACATTTGTCATAAACGTATTGAAGTCTTTGTACATTGTTTTCCAAAGAGTCAACGCGTCATTGTAAGAGATACCTGATTGGTTCTCTACTGTGTATTTAAGTTCTTGATAGTTCATAATTATTCAGTTTCGTCTTCTAGAAGTTCTTCTAAATTAATTTCTACATAATTTTCAGTAGTGTAACGTTTTGAATATGTGATATGATCCATTGTGTGTACTAAATCATCACCATCTTCAGTAAAATCACTTTCTCTTGTTAAATGATAAGTTTCCCAGAAACCATCAATCTCATCTTCATCAGCCACGTCATCTTCAGCTGCTTTGATAATTTGGTCTTTTAATTCATCACAAAGTTTTGCTTCTAATGCAGCAGCATCAGGATGTTCAAAACCATTTCTGATACCAAAAGAAACTGAAATTGAACAATCTTCATCTTCAGTATGAATTTCTAAATCATCAAAGTGAATGTGTTTTGGAATCCTGATTTCAATCTTGCAACTAGCATTTGTTGAATCAGTTTCTGTATAATAGTCAGTACCTTGAAACATTTTAGTATCAGGGTCAAATGGTGCTTCACCAGATGCTGAGAATTCACCAGCCCATGAACCATAATCAAGTTTATCATACATCATGTCTACTAGAGCTTCTGCTTCAACATCAGTGCTGTCTTCACCATCTACTTCAAGATGAACCCATCCTGAATCTCCACCACCGTCCCACATAAGGACGACAGTTGAACCTTCTTCTGTTTTCTTTAGACACCAGTCTAAGATTTCTTTAATTGTAATTTCTTTTTCGCTCATGGCAATTGTGCATTTTCTTGTTTAACAAAATCAGATCTGTCTTTTGACATCTCTTTTAACATTTTACGTCCTTCACCTGGTTTAAACATCCAACCTTTTGTTTCCATGTTGTCCAGATAATCTTTAATTGTTGGAATCCAACCAAGGTCTTCCATGCAATGTTGTTCACCAATTGCTCTTACAGGAACCATTCGTCCTTCAGAGTTAGTGATATAAGTGCCAAATTGTTGTTCACACCAGAAGATACCTTCTGAGTGATGACGCATTGCCCTATGACGCATGTCAGGGTAATGCATTTTAGTTTCATCAAACCAGTTGTGAATGGGCAAGTAGTCATCTACATGCCCACCCCATTTTTTCTGGCTTGAAATACTATGATGCAGAGGATGACTCATTGATTTCAAGATTTAAAGTTTCAACAGCGAATTCAATAGCAGCAGATAAACAACGAGTTGTTGCACGCCACATATTAAACTTGTGAGAACCTGTTACAAATCCAAACTCAGAGCGTCCATCTCCAGGATAAACTTTAAAAGTCTGACTTTCAAAATCTACAAAAAGATTTACAGTAGCACGTTGTTCACGTCCTTCATGATCTTTATAAGGATGTGTAAACTTGTACTTTTGTTCAATTAATTCTTGTTGTACTGGTGAGTCAATCTTTTCTAAGAACTCATCAATTGGTAAGTTATTCATGCTCATCGCCTTTAATAATATCAAAATGATCACCTATTTCTTTTAATGTTTTGGCAAGGTGTTTAGCCAAGTTTTTAACCGCTTCTGGGTCAAGTGAATTTAACCATTCATCTTGTTTAGACTCAGGACAGTCCTCAAAGCATGTAGGTTTACGCTTTTCTTCGTTGTCAAACTTGTGGAATATGTACACTCCACTTAAGTTTCTGCGGTTTAGATCGCTCATAATCCAGTAATTTCAAAAAAGTGTTCATTAATGTAATCATCAACCTCATCTACATTGCGTGGAGTTTTGTCTACCCATATGATTTCTTCTAGATGATACTGTTGATTTTCATTGTCATGTGTTACAGTTACTGTAAACTCATAATTTTCAGTTTCATACTCATCTTCCCATTGTACGTCAGAAGAGTAGGTTCCAGCAAAAAACAATGTTTCACTAAATGGTTTCTTTTCTATTTTTAAATTGTTCATAAGTTAAAATTCTACAGTTACAGATTTCAAAACTCCAGCAGCACTGTAAACAGCATACACAGGGTATACACCATCACCATATGCTGTAGAGAAAGCTACACCTACACCAGGATGACCTAGTTTGTAGTTTAACTGACCATGTCCATCGTCTGACAACGTTGCTTTACAGCAAGCATTGTAGCTAAATGGAAATTCTGATTCAGTTGCGGGAACATCATCCCATTCACCAGTTGCAATTAACTGATTCATATTCTTGCCATACTTTGCAATTTCAGCTTCATAATGTGGGAAATCCACCATGTACTGAAGTTTCTCTTTTGTGTCCTTGTGTTCATACACTCTGATATCAGTAAAGTCTTCTTTAGACCATTCTGAATCAATGTAGCAAGGATCACACATAAGGAGCTGACCTGAATCAACTCCTACGTGACCAATTAGTATTTTTTTCATGTTATCTAATTATAAATTCAAGGGGATGTAAATCTCCAGATCTTATGACTCTCATTCCTTTGTAGAAAATTTTACCATCATGCTTCATCTCAAGATTTAATGAAGCACCATGCATTCCTGCCATTAAAAGATGCGCAATATCAGAGAGAGTTTTAGGATTCATGGTGATTATAAATTCTTCAGCTGAATAATGTCCACCTTTACGATATGCGTCAACAACTGCTTTTTCTAAAAGAGTAAGAAGATCTTGAGATTCAGACATATATGTTTCATATCCAACAGGAATTTTTACTTTATTAAATGTTGGTTGAACCATAGATTGTATTTGTCTGCGTTGGGCATCTAGTCCATCATAAATGTTCTGATGATAATCAATTGAACGTTTGACAGATTCCATACCTGCTTCTAAATTCTCAATTTCTTGATGAAGTTGATCCATTTTAAGAGAATCATAATGAGCTTGTGCTTCTGCATTAGCTATACCCATTGAATAGTTATATGCATCAGCTTGCATCATGTACATGTATTCACGATCATCATGTGGTTCCATTATTTTAAGTTTTCAAGTTCTTTAATAATGTTTTCCATTTCAGCACCAATTTGTTTATGCAATTTGTGCTGACTTTTAGGTTCATGAAGTTCACTCAATGTTCTGTAACGAATCTTAAGTTCTTGTTCACGTTTTGACTTTTCATTTGCTGCTTCCTTGTGTTTTACAAGAATTTTAACAGCAGACTCTACGTCAAACTGTAAACCCATTTTGTCAATTGCTAAGACTGTGTCAAGGATAATACTTGCTGTATTTTCATTTACACCTATGTCTACTAGGCCAAGAGCTACTCTGAACTCATTTGGTTTAATCTTCTTTAATGCTGATGCCATGTTCTTTTCTGTATTGAATTTCTTTTTTGATAAGTTCTAGATGCCAATCAGCACCTCCGTAGTCAAGTACTGCTTCAAGATGATCATCTGTCATATCGCATATTGCAATCCAAGATAATGGCTGAGTACCATCTTTACCTCTACCTCCACGTGTGGCATATTTACGTACAGTTTCAAAGTCATCATCAGCATATACTGCAAAGATTTTGATTTTACTCATATCTTTTGCACCATATCTAAGATAAGCTGTACCTCCATCTACCATTGCATTATTTGGGCAAGAGCAGGTTTTGTAGTCATGTCTGTGATAACTCACAATTGTTTCATTACACTCTTGACAAGTCACAGAGTTGTAAACTATTTGTTTGTGTTCCATAATTATGCATTTAGAGTTACAAAATTTTTGTCAAAGAATTCAGATGATACAATCTCTTTAATAAAAGCAAGATCTTCTGAATTTGCTGTAAGCTTGTTGCCCACTTTCTTGTAAATAAGATTTTTATCTTTCCAACACCAGACTCCATATTCATGCAGACTGTTAATCATGTTAAGAAAGAATTGCTCATTTGCTTTTTGTTCTAATGGTGTCATAGTTTATTATAAAAACATTAACATTACGCCAGCAAATCCAATACCTGCAAAGAAGTATATAAGATTATTTAGCCATTGAGGATAATTTTCCATGTTACTTAAGTTTTGCAGTGATATATTGTTCTACTTCACGAACTTCTTCATTTGTAAGACCTTCACAATAGAATCTTCCCATGCCAAATTTAGCTTTGATTTGAGAGTAACTAAACCCTGGTTTAAGAATAAACTCTTCAAACTTTTTATCTAACCACAAAGTAAATTCAGGAATACTAAAACCAAGACCATAGTGGCCTTTTTCTAAGAAGTCTTTATACTTCTCGTTAAATTGATCTGCTGTCATCTTATTCTGATTTTTCTGTAAGTTTGTTAATATACTCTTTCCAGCCTAACTTTTTAGCATAAAAAGCATGTTTGACTGTATGACCAACCATAGCACCAGTTTGACCATCACCACCTTCAATCATATGATCTACAAGAGGTTTAAGTTCATCATCAAAAACATTTTTTCCACCTTCATTAATAAGGTCAAACATTTCTTGATTGTCATCAAAATATTCTACTCCTTTAATAACCATGCGTTGACATTCTAATTCATAATCACATGGGTTTGACTGATCATCTGAAAAGCCACTTAAAAAGTCTCCAACTGGATACTTGTACTTTGGTTCTTTTTCCATTTTGTTTGTTTTTAAATTTAGTAGTCAGGACAGGATTCGAACCTGTATGATAACTTATGAGCTATACTTATGGGTATTTCAAGGTTACTCTACGTTATCCTTACTGTTAACCTTTGTTCATGCGTTTGCCATCAGGATACTGCTTTATCAGTGCAGTCCTTCTTTCGCCACCTGACTGTGTGCATGTCTTTCCACGCTGTCACGATTTTGCTAGTGTCAGACAATTGTTTTGCCTCTCATTACCTCACTAGTTTTGGGGAGTGTCTACCTGATTACCCACATCCATTCCGCCTCGCAGGGGAAAATTTCTTTGTCTCATTTCTTCATCTAAAGATTGATCAGGGCTATATGTTTTAGAGCATTTGCCACAAATCATACCCTCACCATCTTCAGTCCAAGTATTGACATATTCACCTTCTTTTATATGAGGTGAGCATGTTTTACAATTACACGCGTTTGCTGTGCCACAATGTGGACAATAAAATGCTCCCATCATATCCATCCAGGTTTTAAATTTGATACTGCTGTCATTTGACCTGTGTAATTTTTGTAATTGTCCCAATCATCATTGCAATGATACACAACAAATGCAAATCTACCGTCTTCAGAAAAAACTTTTATAATACCGTGTTCTTTTGTTCTGTCTTTAACATATGTTACTTTAGAACCTTCACTTAATACTTCCATATGCTGATTTTAAAAGATATATCTGATTTTGTTCCACGGTATGATCTCATCATGAAGTTGTGTAAACTGATCAATGTACTCAGACTTTAGATTATGTTTGTAGCGTAAGTTAAGTCCTCCATACTGCGAAGTTTTGTCTTCTTGTATATCAGGATTCCACAACAGTTCTTCGCCAGGTTTCGCAGTTTGCAAATTGTGAATATGCTTGTCACGATTGTGAGTCAAAAAGATAACTTCAGCTTTAACTTGATCTTTATACTTTCTATCCACAAGACCATCAACGCCTTCAAACAACATTCTGTATTGCTCTAACCAATCATCTGTTACAATTACAGGTGAGAAATTAATATGAACATCATAACCAGCTTCAATAAATTCATTAATAGCTTTGATTCTATCAATGATTTTAGTAGTGTTAGGTTCTAACAAATCTGCATACTTTTGAGGCATTAAAGAAAATCTTATACGTATCTTTTTTTCAGGATTGTACGTAAGAAGTTCTTTGTTTACGTATTTAGTTGCAAATGAACCCATTGCAATCTCACTTTGCTTAAAAAAGTCAAAGATGTATTGCCACTTATGATATTTTAAGTGTAAAGCAAAATCCTCATTACATGAGATGTCATAAGTAATAAACTTCTCATGAGTTTGATTTGGTTTGTCAACAACAGAAAACCAACTATGATTGTTAATTTCAGTTAGTATTTCACTTGTGTTTTTGGCAATGTCTAAACCTTCAGGTTTATGACGTTTCATGTAACAGTATGTACAATCAAATAGACAACCATGCCCAAAGCTTGGTGATATAAAGTCTGTACTTCTGCCACTCTCACGGATGAGCATTGATTTTCTAATTACTTGTTCCATAGTGTTAAAAGTAAAACCAGGTGATGAGATTTCACCACCTGGTATAATACTATTTGGTATAATGATTAAACAGTTACCTTTTCTTTGATAAGCTTGTCTACTTTTCTTGACATGTAAGCAACAAGTTCTTTTGGAAGATTCTTGATGTCTGTCATTTTGATAAAGTAATCAAACATATCACGCGAAGGAACGTGTTCCTCAATAGCAATCTGAATTACTTGAAAGCCAAGCGATTGAGCACGCAATACTTTTTTACGTGTATCTTCAATTGCACTGCGTCCACCATAATCTGAGGCAGAAGGAGCACCATCTGATAACACAAAAAGTAAACCTTGATTTTCTGTTTGACCACGCATACGTTTTGCAGTAGCAAAGATGGCATCACCATCTCTGTTATTTGCACGTGCTGTAACAGAACCAAGAGAAAATGGATCAGTAATAAATCCTTTTTCACGATACACCATCATGTCTACAGAACCTGTGTTTGTTGTATCTGCAGTATGACCATAGATAAATAACTCAACATCAGGCATTTTTCTGAAAACTTCATTGATAAAGATTGCAGCTTCTCTTGCTTTCTCAATTTTAGATCCTCCCATAGATCCAGACTCGTCAATAAGAACACCAACACAAACTTTGCTGGTAGTTACTTGACCAAATCTTTCATAAATAGTAGGAACTTGTTGAGCAGCTTCTGCAATCTTGTTTGTATCAAGACGTCCTGAACGCATAGATTTCATAGAGAACTCATAGTTTTTACTCTTACGAGCAAAAAGCTTTTGAAGTACAGCAGCTTTTGTTGTGTCAATTTTTGTCAAAGCATCTTTATAACGTTCTTTTGATTTCTCGTTAATATTTGCTTTTTTAAAATAGACATTACCTTGAGTAGCAGTTCCTTCTTCTTCCCATTCATAATCTGTTTTGGGAGTACTTGACTCATCCATGTCATCCACAAAGTCATCAAATTCTGCTTTGAAATCTTCATCAGAGCTTTCACCTTCTTCAGGATTAATCAAAGCTTGCATCATTTCTTTGGCAAAATCGTTAAGCTCAGCTTTGCTCATCTCAGGTTTTGCTTTTGGAGGAGGAGTTCCGCCTGAACCATCTGATTCATCTTCATCTTCGCCACTGCCACCACCACCTGGAGGTTCTTCTTCTTTGTCTACATACTTGTAAACAATGTTAGAAAGACTTGTTGCCATGCTGCTGCAACCATCAAAGTCTGCTGGGATACCGCCATGCTTCTTAAGCAAGCGTTCCATAGCTTTCAATGGTTCACCAAACTCGTCCATGTCTTCTTCTGTAATGTTAGCAGGATAGCGTAACATTTTTACCACAAGATCCAATAGACGTTTTTGTTTTGCTGCTTCAGGTCCAGGTCCTTCATAATTTTCAAACCTGTGGTCTTTGTACTTCTGAACAAATTTCAGATAACCAGGAAGACGATCAGCAAGTTTTTTATCAATACGTTCTGTGTTCAACACACTGTGTAACAAGTCTTTAACTGTTGCACCACGAGATGTATCACGTGCTTGCATAGTTTTTTGATACTCATATGTTGTTTGCATTGATGCCAAACATGCATTCTGAATTGCTGCGCCATAGAATGCGTCAAGAAGATTAGGATCATTATCTAAATAATTACCTTCTTCATCACGCAACATGCTTAAAGGAACTTGAACAGATGTTCTATCAGTATGTCTTGATGCAGTTTGAATGTCATTAGTGTACTTAAAAGTCTTAGGAACACCAATAACTCTAAACATAGAACCAATCATTTTAGAAGCCTCTTTTAGAGAGTTGTCATTTTTGATAAAGTATGAAGAGTAAGAACTCCTACCTTTATCCCAGCTGAAAAAACGTTTACTTTCATCTTGAAATGTAAATGCGTCTTCAGCTCTACGATTAAACCAATCTTTTACTAATTTGCTCATGTCACTGTTTTTTAAAGATTTGTGACAAAAAAGGAGAGTTGTTACACTCTCCTTTCATTATCACTTTATAGTTGATCCTATTCAACTTTAGAAGGCTGATACAATTGATAACACTTTGCTACGCTCAGATACACCAATACCATCTTCAAACAATGGCATGATGGTAGCAAGCAATGCTTTATCAACATCAAAGCCATCTGCAATAAGACTTGCAGCTTGAATAGTATGACGCACAGAGACAGGTGTTGAAAGCTCTTGCTCTTTGTATTGCTTACGTATCTCATTAGATACGCGAACAATAGCTGTAGCAGCTTTCTCATCAATTCCAGTACGCAATTTTAATACATTCACTTCATCCTTTTCTGTAGGATAACCTAACTCAATAGGAAAGAAGCGATCCAACAATGCACGGTCAATTGAATGAGTACCAGAGTACTCAGAACCAAGATTAGCAGTTGCAAAGAAAACAGTGTTTTCATCAACAGCAATCTTACGGTCACAATCTTCACATGCAATGTCTACTGGCAAGTAACGTCTTTTATCCAAACAAGGGAACAAGATATTATTTGCAGCAAGAGGTGAACGGTTAAGCTCGTCTAACAACATGATACCACCAGCTTGAATGTTGTGTACAAAAGGAGCAAACTCAAATGCTGAGTGACCTTCTTTATTCAAACGGTGAACACCAAGTAATGCAGACTGCGCATCTTGCACAGTACCCATGTCTTGGATGTACATGTGCTTTTCCATTGCAAGAGCAAGGTGGGAAACAATTTCTGTTTTACCTGAACCTGTTGGTCCTATCAACAAAGTATTTTCACCACGCAACACGTTTCTCACAAGCAAGAACCACATGTCTGGATCAATGTGGAAACCACACTCATCAACAGATGGTACAGGATAGTTTGCAGCAATTGTACGCTTCAGGTTTGTACCAGAAGGAAGTTCACCACCTTCAATAGGTTTAGGAGCAATCATGGTATCCCAATCATATTCATAACCATAAGTAGCAAATTGTTCTGCCATTGTTTTGGCTTTTTCAAAACCGTACTCATCACTGTCAATCATATAGTTGACAACAAAGTCAGCTATTGTTTGAAGACGCTCTTTATCAATGTGCGCCAAAGGAAACACAGTTCCTTCATAAGAAATAGGTACTACATTCTCTTTACGAATGTGTAAGTGGTCATCTTCTGGAAAATCATATCCATCAGTCATGAACAATGTACCTAAAGGAAATTTGGCAAATTCTGCAATTGGAGAAGTAATCTTGATGTCATCAATGTGACGAGTCAAAGACTTTTCAAATGCTTGCTTAGGAAGAGTTTTTACTTGATAACTAGTTCCACTAATAAACGATTGTAATAGGATCATCTTGATTTGTTTTTAAGTTTTTAATAAATTTCAAAACCATTACAGTTTTCTAAGAAAAGAGCAAACTCTTCTAAATTGTCAACATTTGTAGCGTGAGATACTTCATAGTCAACTCCATTAAGAGTTGGCGCTTCAAAGAATATCCCAGGATACTTTTCATTTAACTTGTCAATAAGGTCTTGGTCATCAATAGATTTTCCTCCATTAAGTTCTTTGTCCTTAAAGTGCCACCATCCTGTGTTGAAATACACAACATTCTGGCCTTCATTTCTCATTAGAGCAGTAAATTCTTTGAAAGATTTAGCAAGTTGCTCACAATGACCTTTGTCTTTTACACCATTACCACCATTTTCACCAAGACCTTTTAACTGATCTTCTGGAATGTTGATTTGGTTTACGTCATTAAAGACATTAATTAACATTTGAATAGGACGCCAATGCCACCAGTTGTTTCTAAAATAGAAACCTGGATTTGTCTGTTCCCATTCATCACGCATAGACCAATAAGCAGACTGTTGCTCATCAGTAAATTCATGATAATCTTTTGGCATTTCTGGTGCTGGACTAGTCAACTTTGGACTAATTCCATAAATGTCTACTCCCATACTTTTAACTGTTTGATTTTTAATGAATTTTTTAAGAGTACATAGTCACCAGTGACCACCTATGGTATTCACCAGTGACTAGTAAGTAAAGAGAAGAATATAAAGAGAAAGCGGAAAAATTCATGGGTAGTCACCCATGACCATGGCCTCTCTTAATATTATCCTTTAAAGTCATTAATATTGAACCCGTCTTCATCACCTTCATCGTCTTTTATACCAAGGTCATTTTTAACTTGGTCACGAAGTGCTTCTAACTTGTCAATATCACCATTCTTTAAAGCTTCACGTGCTTGTTCTTCAAAGTTTCTGATTTTGTCAACCATCTCTTTTGGAAGATTATTCATCATGCGGGATGCATCTTCAATACTTTGAAACTTTTCATGAATAGAATCACGTGCTTCTTCCAATTTTGCAATTGCAAGATCTAACATACCTAATGTTTGGAAAGGAGTACCTTTTACTTTAACAGCACTTCCAATAGGAAGACCATTATCATCTGCTTCAATACAGATAAGTACATGATCATTAAAAGACATACCTTTTTCTTCTAAGTCTCGTAATTGCGATAAAATTGATTGTTTTGACATAATTTATTGATTTTAAGAGTTTTTACGTTTGTCCATCAGGTTATAAGTGATGGTTTTTCTTTGAGCTGGGTCATACAACCTTTGTACAACACCCTTTTCTGTTAATTCTTTGAGTAAACGCTGGACAGTAGATTTACTTTTACCAGACATTTTTGCAAGAGTTGATAATGCGGGATAGCAGTAATCCTTGTTCCCACAAAGTGAACAAACAATAGCGTACAATCCTTTTGCCTCTAAAGAAATTAGCTCAGAATAGGACACAACATTGTTTATTCTACCGTAGTTCATCTGCAAGTTGTTTAAAGTTGTCGTCACATTCCTGTAATAGCTCAACAATGGGCCCAAGTTTTGCAACAACTGCTTTTGACAACTTGTAATACTCAGTAGCTTTGAACTTCTGAATATGTTCATCTGGTACTTGCATAATTGCTGTGCCTTTACCCATTGGCGTATTCACAGTCTTGGAAATTTGGTTCTTGCTTAATCCTTCTTCAAGATCATCCATATACTTTTTGAAGCGATAATAGACAATCATGATTTCAGAATTGCTAAGTCCACCATATTTGATGGACTCAGCTGTTTCTTCTGTTTTAATCATTAGAGTGATACGTTTTGAATTGTGATTTTGTGAAAGTTTTTAGGTAATAGCTTACGTTTGATAAACTCGTCAATCACTTCTTTAGTTGATATTCCAAGACTTCTTAACGTAACATTCTTAGGTAATTCCAAGAACCAATCATGATCTTTTGAACCAAGATTGAAGGAAGGAAAAATAGCGTTCATCAGCTTTGTTTCAGCGTGATAGTACTTTTTAGCCTTCATGATGTGTAAAGCTCTTTTAGCTTTTTTGTAGTCTTCAACAATTTTTGATAATGCTGAAGGTGACAACGATGCAATCTGTTCAGGTGCATACTCTTTCAACCCATAC